TTATTATAATAACTGGATTGCTCCATACGCAGGTAGAGTTAGAAAAATAGTTCTTAGAAATACAGGGCAAAGTACTGCACCAACAGCTACAACTGTTAATTTTAGAGTTTCAGTCAATGGAAGTGTTGTTTACACAGGTTCTACTATAAATGTAACAGGTAGTGGATTAAATATTCTTGCTTCAGAAACTTTATCAGATACTGATGCTGTTTTTAGTGCTACAGATAGGGTTCAGGTTGCTTACAGAACTGATGGTCTCTGGCGAAATGTAGCGGCTGGAATAAGTTTAGAGTATACAGAATAAATATATATATGGGAAATATAAACGATAATATTAGAAGCAAAAAACTATATAAGAGTGGGAATGTAACAACCGCTTATAAAGATTCAGACGGCAATATTGTAGTGCCTGCTGTCATAGCTACTGAACTTGACGCTATAGACGGTATAACTGAAGTTATGAATGACTCTGGTGTATTCCATGTCAATAAACATCTTGTGAAGGAAATAGAAAACATGCGTCTCGATATAGAGGAATTGCATGGTTTCATTAAAGATGCCTTTGGTAAAGACTATACACAAGCCTCTTCAAAAGGAGAAAAAGGTGACGCCGGAGCTACAGGCCCACAAGGCCCAACTGGATCCACGGGACCTCAAGGCTCAGCTGGAGCTAGCGGAGCAGCCGGAAGTGATGGTGCTGATGGTAATAGTCACTTGAGCAATATAACAAGTATTAGTGTCAATGGAAAGTCCGGTCAACTAGAAATAGCAATAGGTAAATCAACATATAAGTTTAACACAGATAAATAAAAAAATGGCAACATATAATTGGAATTGTAAAACAGTAGATGTGCACCCTCAAGAAGAAGGGCAAACAGACGTAGTGTATAACGTACACTGGATAGTAACAGGAGTTGATGGAGATTATTCAGCTACTAATATAGGTGCTCAAGTTGTACCTTTAAGCGAAGGCGATACATTTATACCATTTGAAGACTTAACAAACGAAATAGTTGTTGGTTGGACAAAAGAAGCTATGGGAGAAGAGCAAGTAGCATCTATAGAAGCTAGTATTGCTGGTCAAATAGAAGCTTTAATAAACCCAACGTCTGTAACAATGACAATAGGGGAGTAAATAATTAAGTTTACGCGTAATAATAAACTTATAAATAACAATTAAATTTAATAAAATGAAAAAAGTACAAGAAATTAAAAAAGAACAATTAACTGAATTACAGCATTTGGTTAAAAATTTTAACCAGCATCAACTAAAACTAGGTGAGTTGGAGATTGAAAAACATCAAATCCTACACGGAGCTAGTAAAGTTCAAGAAGATTTACAGAAATTTCAAGATGGGTTAAGAGAAGAATATGGAGATATAACCATCAACATAAACGACGGGTCTTTTGAAAAAATAGAAAATGAGGCTGATACGAAAGATTAGTATTGGAAAAGACTATAAAAATGACGCTATGCACTATTCTGTTGGACAGGAAGTGTATGGCGGTCATATTATAGCTAATATAGTAGAAGAAGAAAATAAGTACTCTATATATATAGAAAAAAACAAAGAAACTTTACCTTGGAAAGATTTTAATAAAAATATGGCAATAGCTGTAGAATATGATTTACAGTATTAATGAAATCAATTTATAACTTTATAGTAAAACCTAAAAGTGGCAGATCAACGTCTTCGGTTAAAATTAATAACAGTGAGTTGTTGTTAAATACTGAATTACAAAACCATAACTACGTAAGCAGGCACGGAATAATCTTAGCCGCCCCTATGTTAGGTGAAACTAGTATAAAAGAAGGAGACGAGGTTATACTGCATCATAATGTGTTTAGAAGGTTTTATGATGTTAGAGGTAATGAGAAAAACAGCAAAAGCTATTTTCAAGAAGATAAGTATTTTGCACAACCAGATCAAATATACGCTTATAAGTCAAATGGTAAATGGAAGTCTGAAAAGGGTTTTTGTTTTATAAAACCTATAAAAGAAGATAAAATGTTTTCTATAGATTTTGAAAAACCAGGTCTTGGTATTGTAAAACACACAGATGGAAGCATAGATAAAGGAACATTAGTTTCTTTTAAAGTAGGTATGGAATACGAGTTTTTTATTGAAAAAGAAAGACTCTATAGAGTGCCGACCAATCAAATTAAAATCAAATATGAATATCAAGGAAACGAAGTCGAATATAATCCAAGCTGGACACAAGGCAGTTGAGGAGTTAATCAAAGTAGCTAAAGAAGCTATCGTTGATTCAGATGACGATATATCAGCAGATAGGCTTAAAAATGCCGCTGCTACAAAGAAGTTAGCTATATTTGACGCTTTTGAAATATTAAACAGAATAAAAGAAGAGCAAGATATGCTCGACAATAAACCTAAAGAAGAAGTAGCTAAAAAGTCATTTAGTGGATTTGCTGAAAAAAGATCTAAATAATGTACGAGCAAACTTTATATAAAATTGTTGAACCCGTAAAGCTCACTACAATTTCTAGATTAAACAAATCTAAAAAATGGGAATACGGTTACAATAAAGAAAATGACATTGTAGTTATAAGTAAGACAGGTCAAATAGGTGATATATACGAAATACAAGGATTAAAAATTGCACTTCCAAAAACACCTTCTAAAATAAATAAGTCTACTAACAAGTGGACTGTAGAAGAATACCCTAAGGAGTTAAAGCAAATACAAAGTGTATTTGAGTGGAGAGAATATCCTGAGGAATTTCAAAATAAATGGGAACCATATATAGATGAACAATTCAAACGCAGAGAAGAAGGCCATTGGTTCAATAATAAAGGCGTGGCTACTTACGTTACTGGCACTCACTTTATGTACTTGCAGTGGTCTAAGATTGACGTTGGCAACCCCGAATTCAGGGAAGCCAACAGATTATTCTACTTATTCTGGGAAGCTTGTAAAGCAGACAGAAGATGTTATGGCATGTCTTATCTCAAAAACAGACGTTCAGGTTTTTCGTTCATGGCTTCCGGAGAGGCAGTCAACATGGCTACAATATCAAGCGACGCACGATTTGGGATATTGTCCAAATCTGGCTCCGATGCGAAGAAAATGTTCACGGATAAAGTCGTACCCATATCTGTCAATTATCCGTTCTTTTTCAAACCGATACAAGACGGTATGGACCGCCCAAAGACCGAATTGGCCTACAGGATTCCAGCATCAAGATTAACAAGGAAATCTATACAAAACAAACAGGACCAAGAGTTACTCGAGGGTCTTGATACAACGATTGACTGGAAGAACACAGGCGACAACTCTTATGACGGTGAAAAATTAAAGCTACTAGTGCATGATGAAAGTGGAAAGTGGGAAAGACCTGATAATATTTTAAACAACTGGCGAGTAACAAAAACGTGTTTACGTTTAGGTGCTAGAATTATAGGTAAGTGTATGATGGGATCAACATCAAATGCTTTAGATAAAGGAGGAGAAAACTTTAAGAAATTATACTACTCTTCCGATGCTACAAAGAGAAATAAAAACGGTCAAACAAAATCTGGTTTGTATTCTTTATTTATACCTATGGAGTGGAATTACGAGGGTTTTATAGATGAATACGGACACCCAGTTTTTGATACACCTGATAATGAAGCTAAAGGTCCTTATGGTGATGTTATAGACACTGGAATCATAGAGCACTGGAATAATGAAGCTGAGGGATTAAAAAGCGACCAGGATGCTTTAAATGAATTTTATAGACAGTTTCCACGCACAGAAGAGCACGCGTTTAGAGATGAAACAAAAAGCAGTCTATTTAATTTAGCAAAAATATACGAGCAAATTGATTACAATCAAGACCTAAGAAACACAGGTGTAGTTAGCACGGGTAGTTTCAGCTGGGAAAATGGAATTAAAGATTCAAGAGTTTTATTTACACCAAACGCTCAAGGAAGATTTAAAATAACTTGGGTTCCTACTCACGATATTCAAAACCGTCAAGTTTTAAAAAACGGTATGAAATATCCGGGTAATGATCACATGGGAGCTTTTGGTTGTGATAGCTATGATATATCAGGCACGGTTGGTGGTAATGGATCAAAAGGAGCTTTACACGGATTAACCAAGTTTAGCATGGAAGATGCTCCACCTAATACATTTTTTTTAGAATACGTCGCTAGACCTCAGACTGCTGAGATATTTTTTGAAGACGTTCTTATGGCCTGTGTATTTTACGGCATGCCTATATTAGCTGAAAATAACAAACCTAGGTTGTTATACTATTTTAAAAGAAGAGGATATAGAGGTTACTCTATGAACAGACCAGATAAACTCTGGAACAAACTTTCTACAGCGGAAAAAGAAATAGGTGGAATACCAAATTCAAGTGAAGATATAAAGCAAGCTCACGCCGCAGCTATAGAATCTTATATAGATAAATACGTTGGCTTAAAAGAAGACGGCAACTATGGAGATTTATACTTTAGCGAAACTTTAAATGATTGGGCGAAATTTGATATAAATAACAGAACAAAGTACGATGCTGCTATAAGCTCTGGATTAGCTATAATGGCTTGTAATAAGAATTTATACAGACCTAACCCGATTATGCAAAAACGAAAATTAAACTTAAGTATCGCTAAATATAGTAATGGCGATTCAATTTCAAAAATAATAAAATAAATATGGCTGAATCAGTTGTAAAAAGTACTTTTCCTAGTCAAGTAGCTAGTGATGCTGAAAAAATGTCGCCTGAGTATGGACTTAAGGTCGGTAGAGCTATTCAAGACGAATGGTTTCAATTAGATTCTGGCACGAACAGATATAGAAGCAATCAACACACGTTTCACAAGTTAAGGCTATACGCTAGGGGAGAGCAGCCTATACAGAAATATAAAGACGAACTATCTATCAACGGTGACTTATCTTATTTAAACTTAGACTGGAAGCCTGTACCTATTATACCAAAATTTGTAGATATCGTTGTTAACGGTATATCTGAAAGAGCTTTTGATATAAAAGCGTACTCACAAGATCCTTACGGAGTGAGCAAAAGAACTGAGTATATGGAGAGTGTACTTAGAGATATGTACACAAAAGATCTCAACAACTTTGTACAAGAGAATTTTAATATAGCTTTATTTGAAAACAATGAAGAAGATTTACCTGAAACTCAAGAAGAGCTAGAAGTTCACATGCAGCTTACGTATAAGCAAGCTGTTGAAATGGCTGAAGAGCAAGCTATAAACACTTTGCTTGACGGTAATAATTATGATTTAACTAAGAAACGTTTTTATTACGATTTAACTACAATAGGTATTGGAGCTGTAAAAAATAGGTTTACACTATCAGAAGGTATTATGGTTGAATACGTAGACCCGGCTAATCTAGTGTATTCTTACACTGAAGACCCTAACTTTCAAGACGTGTATTATGTCGGCGAAGTAAAAGACGTTACTATAAACGAAATAAAAAAGCAATTTCCAGACTTAACAAACGATGATTTAGAAAAAATATCTAAAACGTCATATCAAAGCAATAGCTACTACGACCGTCCATTAAATAACTCTGCTAGTCCAGACGTTAATACAGTGCAGGTTTTGTACTTTAATTTTAAAACCTATATGAACGAGGTATACAAGGTTAAGGAAACAGCCACTGGAGCTTCAAAAGTGGTGCTTAGAGATGATCAATTTGATCCACCAGTTGAAATGCTTGAAGAACAGTTCGGAAAATTATCTAGGTCCTTAGAAGTGCTGTATGAAGGCGTGTTGATACTAGGCACTGATTACCTACTTCAATGGGAGTTAGCTAAAAATATGATGCGTCCTAAGAGTGACCATACTAAAGTTAAAATGAACTATAGTATTGTAGCTCCAAGAATGTATAAAGGTAAAATTGAATCTTTAGTAAGCCGTATAACAGGTTTTGCCGATATGATTCAATTAACTCATTTAAAACTTCAACAAGTGTTATCAAGAATGGTGCCAGATGGTGTTTATCTTGACGCAGATGGTTTAGCTGAAATAGACTTAGGTAACGGAACTAATTATAATCCGCAAGAAGCATTAAACATGTTCTTTCAAACGGGATCTGTAATTGGTAGGTCATTTACTCAGGAAGGTGATATGAATCCTGGTAAAGTGCCTATTCAAGAAATAACTAGCGGAGCTGGTGGAGGTAAAATGGCAGCGTTGATTCAAACGTACAACTATTATCTACAAATGATAAGAGATACTACGGGACTAAACGAGGCTAGAGACGGATCAACACCAGATGCTAAAGCTTTAGTTGGTGTTCAAAAAATAGCCGCAGCTAATTCAAATACAGCTACAAGGCATATACTTACAGCTGGTTTGTTTTTAACAGCAGACTTAGCTGAATGTTTGTCTTTAAGAATTTCCGATGTATTAGAATACTCTTCAACTAGAGAAGCGTTTATACAAAAGATCGGAGGACACAATGTTGCTACTCTACAGGAGATGGGTGATCTTCATTTATATGACTTTGGTATATTTTTAGAACTTACGCCTGACGATGAAGAAAAACAAAGATTAGAAAACAATATACAAACAGCATTATCCGCTGGACTTATTGACTTAGAGGACGCTATAGATATTAGAGAAATAAGAAGCATAAAGCTAGCTAATCAAGTTCTGAAAATAAGAAGAAAAAAGAAACTACAGCGAGATCAAGCTATGCAGCAGCAGAATATTCAAGCACAAGCACAAGCAAACGCTCAAGCTCAACAAGTAGCGGCTCAAGCAGAAATTCAGAAAAACCAAGTTATTACAGATCAAAAAGCTCAATTGATGCAAATAGAATCTCAACTTGATGAAAGAAAAATGCAGTTGGAAGTACAGTCTAAAATGCAGTTAATGCAACTTGAGTTCCAATACAATATGCAGATCAGAGATATAGACGCAAACAAAGCAGCTAGTGATGAATCTGAAAAAGAAGATAGAAAAGATCAAAGAGTAAAAATGCAAGGAACTCAACAAAGTGAGTTAATTAATCAAAGAAAAAACAACACACCGCCTAAAAACTTTGAATCTGCAGGTAATGATATATTAGGAGGTGGATTTGACTTAGGTTCTTTCGAGCCTAGGTGATAATAGTAATAATAATTATATAATATTTTATCATGGAAGAACAAGAAAAAGAAGCACCCGTAGTTGAAGAGACTACCGTGCAAGAAGCAAAACCTATGTCTTACGAAGACGGGGTAATTAAAGTAGACTTAGCGGAATTAAACAAAACACAAAAAGAAACCGCTCAAGAGCAAGAAGTAGTGGATGCTGATAAACCAGCAGAAGCTAGTGAAGAAGTGGTTGAAGAAGTAACACAACAAGAAGACCCAGTTCAAGATGAACAACCAGTTCTTGAAGAAATAACTGAAGAAGAGGTTGAAGAGCAAACAGAGCAGCTAACGGAAGATATTGCAGAAGCTGTAGCTGAGCAAGAAAGTAAAGGTGTTGATCTGCCTGAAAACATACAGAAAGCCGTTGACTTTATGAACGACACTGGCGGAAGTTTAGAGGATTACGTAAAACTTAACACTGATTACTCTTCGCTAAATGAAACTCAGTTGCTAAGAGAGTACTACGAAAACACTAGACCTCATCTTGATAAAGAAGAGATTGACTTTTTAATGGAAGACAATTTTGCATACGACGAAGATATTGACGAAGAAAGAGACATACGTAAAAAGAAAATAGCTCACAAAGAAGAGTTAGCTAAGGCTAAAAACCACTTAGATGGTTTAAAGTCTAAATACTACGAAGAAATTAAAGCTGGATCAAAATTAAATCCAGAACAACAAAAAGCGGTTGAGTTCTTTAACCGATATAATAAAGAACAAGAGGAAACAACTGAATTAGCTAAGAATCAAAAAAATGTGTTTTTAGAAAGAACTAATAAAGTTTTCAATAATGATTTCAAAGGTTTTGATTATCAAGTTGGAGACAAGAAATATAGGTTCAATGTTAAAAATGCAGAAGAGGTTAAAACAAACCAAAGCGACATTAATAATTTTATCAAGAAGTTCTTGAATGAAAAAAACGAAATGTCTGACGCTTCTGGTTATCATAAATCTCTATTCACAGCTATGAATCCTGATGCAGTAGCAAAACACTTTTATGAGCAAGGCAAGGCTGATGCAATAAAAGATAGTATGGCTAAGACAAAGAACGTCAATATGGACCCGAGAGGGGTTCATGAAAATACGACGGCTCCTAATGGCTGGACTGTGCGATCTGTAAATGGTGTTGATTCTTCTAAATTAAGAGTAAAAATTAGAAAATAAACAAATTTAAAAATTAAAAATTATGGGATTTCCAAGTCCGGGCACAGGTGCCCAATTAAACCACTTAACTCCACGTCCTATTAAAGGATTATTTGGAGATAATTATTTATCAATTACTGATTTAGATTTTACACAACAATTCTTACCAGAAGTATATGAGAAAGAAGTAGAGCGTTACG